AGTGGAAATAAGTCCACAATTTGCTCGCAGTGTTGTAGAAACTGACCCAAGGCAAATAAATGTTTTTACGTTACCAGAGGAATTTACTGTACAAACTGGTGTAGTGCCTAAGTTTAGTATTACTGCACGTGATGGGGCTGTTATTAATTTACCTAACGGTGTAAACGTAAGGACTGCATTTAGGCGTATTGCAGAAAGTCAAACAGAATTATTCCAAAGCACTGTAAGGACAGGACTACTTGCAAACCAAACTACACAACAAATATCAAAACAATTAAGGGGTAAATTAAATTTTGAGGAAACTGGTACGTTAAATCAAATAAAAGCTAAAGGTGGTATTGGTACTGTAATACCAAACAACCAAATTGATACCATTGTTAGGACTAGCATTAACCAAGTAAGCAATACTGCAATAAATAGTGTTTTTAAAGCAAATGCAGATATGATTGACCGTTATAAATATGTGGCAACTTTGGACAGCAGAACTTCAGCAATATGTGGTCGCCTTGATGGGCAAATATTTGAAATGGGCAAAGGGCCACAACCACCACAACATTTTAATTGTCGTTCAACCATTGTTCCAATAATTAAAGATGAGTTTTTGGACAGATTTGGTTTAGACCAAGATGACCTTACTGAAGGTCTGCAAAGGCCAAGTAAAACTGGTTTGTCAGACAGGGGTAAATTAGTACCAGCAAATGAAAACTATGCTGTTTGGTTAAGTAAACAAGATGTTGCCACACAAAATAAAGTATTTGGTATTGAAAAAAGCAAAATATATAGGGAGCAATTAAAAACCAAAAACCCTACTGATGTTTTTAGGACTTTTGTACGTTCTGACGGTACAACGCTAACATTGGAGGAGTTAGCACAACAAAATGCCACTTAAAAAAGGTACATCAAAACAAATTATTTCTAAAAATATACAAAAACTTAAAAAAGAGGGCAAACCCCATAGGCAGGCAGTAGCCATTGCATTACAAACAGCAGAGGGTAAGAAAAAAAGGAGACGAAAAAGCAAAAAATAGGTATTATATTATTAATTGCTAATTTTGTTATGCCTTATCACGCTGGTACAAAAAAAAAGAAAACCATGAAAAAAGGTGGTAAAAAAAAAGCTGTTAAAAGGTAATGGCAAAAATAAACAAGCCAACAGACCCAGAACTGTATGCTCGTGTAAAAGCTGCAGCTAAACGCAAGTTTCCAGTTTATCCGTCTGCCTATGCAAATATGTGGCTTGTTCGTGAATATAAAAAACGTGGTGGTACTTATGTAGTTGCCAACAAACCAAAAGCCAAAGGTAAGAGTCGTGCAAAGAAAAAAAAGTAGCACTAGAAGGGTTAAGGGTGGTTTAACCACTTGGCTTGAGGAAAAGTGGGTTGACGTAAAAACTGGTAAACCTTGTGGGCGTTCGCAAGCTGAGAAAAAAAGGCGTGGTTATCCAGCTTGTAGACCAACAAAACGAGTCTCAAGTAAGACGCCTAAGACATTAGGCGAAATGACAGCAGCAGAAAAAGCTAGGTTTAAAAGAGAAAAAACTGGCAAAGCTAAAATAAAATATCAACATAGACGTAAAAAAACCACTAAAAAGAAATGAAAATTAAGTCAGGTACAAAAAACAATCGCAGAGTTAGGTTAACCAAACGTCAAAAAGACGCATTGCAAAGGCATAAAGATACCCATGGCCATACAAAAAGCCATATTAATGAAATGACAAAAGCTATGTTAAGTGGTAAAACCTTTATGGAGGCCCACCGTATAGCAATGAAAAAAAAAGGTAAATAATGGCTAAAAAGAAACCACCAAGCTTATCTGTTAAAAGAGGCGAAAAGTCAAAAAAAGGTGGCCTTACTGCAAAAGGGCGTGCAAAATATAACCGAGCTACAGGCAGCAATTTACAAGCACCAGTAACGGAGGACAAGCCTACTGGTAAAAGGGCTGCAAGGCGTAAAAGTTTTTGCAAACGTATGGAGGGTATGAAAAAGAAAAGGACTAGCAAAAAAACTGCAAATGACCCTAACAGCCGTATAAATAAAGCCTTAAAACGTTGGAAATGCTAAATATTGCAAACTAGGGTATAGTTGAAGTACCTTATTAAACCTTTATGTCTGAAGAAACAACAGCACCAGAAACAGGTAACAATGATGCTGTCATAAAACAACTGCAGCAAGAAATTGAGCTATTAAAGAAAAAAAACAGGGAAGTTGTTGAGGAAAAACAAAAAATAGCAAGTAATGCAAAAAATGTTGCAACTTTACCAGAAGGCGAAAGTGTTGAGGCTTTAATTAAATTTAAACAACAAATTGAACAGGAACGCCTTGAAGAGAAAGGCCAATACTCCGAAGCACTTAATAAAAGGGAGCAACAGTTTAAGGAGCATATTGAGAAAAAAGACGCACAAATTGAAAGCTTACAAAACGAATTAAAAGAGTTAAAGCTTGTAACCCCTGCTGTTAATGCTTTGTCTGAATTTGTACATGACCCAGCCTATGCAATGAGTAAGCTTGACAAAGAAAAAATACAAGTAAATAAAGATGGCACTGTTGTTTATATGTCAGATGATGGTTTTACTTCCAAGCCAATACAAGAAGCAGTAAAAGAGCAAATACAACCTTGGGCATTAAAAAACCAACAACCTATGGGCAGTGGAGCACCAATAGGTAAAACAGAAAATATTACCTCTGTTGCTGGTATTGATACAAACCTTTTAAAACGTATGGCAAGGGGCGAGGATACTGCAGCTATGGAAATACACCAAAAATATGGGCGTGATGCTTGGCTTGAAGCAAAAAAAGTCGCAAAAGATTACAAATAACAAATTTCAAGTTATAGTTTAATTAATAATTAAAGTTGGCTGTGCTGGCTTTTAAAAACTTAATTGAGGCTGTGCTGATGTTAAGGGGGCTGTGCCTAAAATTGTAAAAATTTCCATTTAACTAAAATGGCTACAACATTATCTGACATTATTGTGCCAGAGGTGTTTGCTGCAAGCATTATTGAGGAGACAACCTTAAGGGATAGTTTCTTACAAAGCGGAGTAGTCGCACCTTTAGCAGAACTAAATCTTAGCTCCACTCAAGGGGGCAACTTCGTCAATATACCTTTCTACAAAGCAAACCTTAGTGGAAACTATACAAGGCTTGACGACAGTTCATCTTTAACACCAAACAAAATTGAGCAGAGCAGCCAAATAGGTGTTGTGCTTACTGCTGGTGATGCGTTTTCTGCAAGACAACTTGCAGGGCAGAAAATTGGTTCAAACTCACCTGACCCAATAAGTGCAATAAGACAAAAACTCGGTGCTTACATAAACAACGAAAAGCAAAAGGATTTATATTCTTGCTTACAAGGTGTTTTTGGTTCATTAACTGCTAACACCAGTTCATCAGCTTTGTTTGATCTTTGCATTGATTCCGAATCCGGCGATACACCAACAGCTTTAGGTGCTGGCACAGTAGCAAAAGCACAATCGTTACTTGGCGACCAAGGCGATAAGCTTACAACTATTGCAATGCACTCCAAAGTATTTTATGCATTAAAAGAACGTAAGGCTCTTGATTATGTAACAAACACTGAAGCACGTTTAAGTACTGCAGCAACAGGTGCAAGTACAATTAATGCTTTTGGTGGTTCATCTGCTGGTGCTTACGGTGACGTATCTGTGCCTCAGTACATGGGTATGAATATTGTAGTTTCTGACGATATTCCAAAAGCTGGTTCTGGTGCTTCAACGGAATATGCGGTCTACTTTTTTGCTCAAGGTAGTGTCGCAACTGGCGAACAGGCTGCATTGGAAACATTAGTTGACAGAGACGTACTTGCTTTCGAAGACGTTGTGTCATTTAAACACGCTTACATTTACCACCCTATTGGTACTAAGTGGGCTGTTACAACAACAAACCCTACCAGAGCACAGCTTGAAACAGCTACAAACTGGGAAAAGGTTTATGACACAAAAAATATAGGCATTGTAAGAGCTACTGTTACATCACCATTAGATTAAGAGGTAAACTTTCATGGCTAGTATTTTTGAATTACAAAACCCACCATTTGGTCAGTTAACCAAAACCAAGGTTATAAAAACTGAAAATGGGGCAATGACATTAACAACTGCTGAATTAATAGAAGGCATTGTTGACGGTACACCTACAGGTAATAGGACTATTACAACACCAACTGCTGCAGAAATTCTTACTGCCCTTGGTGTGCAAAATAAAGTTGGTCAAACTTTTGAGTTAACTGTTGTTAATAAGGCAGCATCTACTCATAAATATACTTTGACTGCTGGTTCTAACGTTACAATCGTTGGTGAGCCAGACATAACTGCAGATACTTCTGGAACTTTTATTTTTAGAGTTACAAGTTCAACTGCTGTTAGTGCTTTTAGAAAGTAATGGGTATTGCCACATTTAGGCTATTAAGGGAAAGGGAGGCTGCCAAACAAAAGGCAGCTTCTCTTATACCAAAGCCAAAAAAACAAAAAAAGCCAATTAAATTAAAAACAAATGGCAATATCATTAGTTAATACAGTTGGTGCTGCAACTGCAAATACATACGTTGATTTAACTGCTGCACAAGCTTTTATTGACGGTCTTGTTGAAAATGATGACGTGACAGCTTGGGCGTCAAGTACAACTGACCAAAAAAACCGAGCACTTTTTAGTGCTGCCCAAAGAATTGACCGAGAACGTTTTTTGGGTGCAAGAACAAATGACGAACAGGCATTGGAATGGCCAAGGTCAGGCGTAAAAAAACCATATACTTATACAAGCACTTACAACGCTTTATATCCAAGTAATTTGCAGCCAGCATTTTATGCAGATAACGAAATACCAGATAGGGTTAAGCACGCACAAATACATTTGGCTGTATATTTAAACAATAATAAAGATGGCCTTGATTTAAGTGGTTTTGAAGATTTTAATGAAGTAGCAATAGGTAATTTAAGTGTTACGCCTAGATTTTACGGTGCTGTTGGTGCAAACAGAATACCGCCTATAATAGAGCAATACTTAACTGGCATACGTATTAGTGGGCCAGCTACAATATCAGTAAAAAGGAGTTAACCATGGCTTACGAGTACCCTTCAGCAACTATTATTAATACAACAGGGGCAGTTACAGGGAGATTTGGAAAATTACAGGCAAATGAAGATACTGTAATTGCATCACTAACCGCCCAAAACATAGATGGGGCAAGCACGAGCATTACATTAAATGCAAGTTGTGAAATTTGTGGTGTTATTACTGGTTTTACTTTGGCAAGCGGTTCTGTTATTGCTTATAGGTTGTAATGTCAAGGCTGTCTAAAAGTTTTCGAAAAGTAGCATCAACTGTTTTAGGTAAGTTTGGTGGCGATGTTACTTTTAAGCGTATAACTCATGGCAGCTATGATACGGCTACTGGTTCAGTAAGTGAATCAATAACAACCACAACAATTAAAGGAATATTACAAAATGTAAACCAAAGAGAAATAAATGATCTTATAAAAGAAAACGACAAAATATTAATTATTGCAGCATCAGACTTGGAACAAACACCAACAACAAGTGACAGGGTTTTAATTGCAAGTATTGAATATCAAATTATTAGAATAAATATTGATGAAAATGATAACCAAAATATTAAATACGAAATTTATTTAAGAGCATGAAACGTATTGAAATTGGCGACATTGGTAAGTTTTTTAAAGAGGAACATGAAGATTTGTTAAGGCTTGCAGTATTAACACTTGATACAAGAATAAAAACAGTATCGCCAGTTGATACAGGTCGTTTTCGTATGAATTGGCAGCTTGCGGAAAATAAAAGATCAGCACCAATACAAGGTGGGCCATTTACACCAGCAAAAAATGCCATAATACCGCCTATGAAACTTAACTATCAAAAAGAAAAAACAGGCAATACTTATAGTTTGATTAACCCATTACCCTATGCAGAGGCAGTTTGTTTTGGTACTAATACACCACCATCATGGGGCAACCAGTTTAGAAGTAAAGATGGTAACAGGAGTGCAGGCTGGCCACTGAAAGAGGTGGCAGCAGTAGCTAAAATTGTAAAAAAGGCAAAAAGTAAAAATTAATGGCACAACTTAATTTAAACACTGTAAGGCAAAATATTGAGGCAAGGTTAGCCACAGAAATGGCCAGCAATCCAGCAACTACTGTTGTTTTTGGTAATCAACCATTTGACCCACCATCAGATACAAGTTTTATTCAATGTTTAATTGAATTTACTGGCAGTGACTATATTACGCTTGGAGGTACAAGTAGCAGCACTAATAGTCAAACAGGCATAATTACTTTTAATATTTTTACAAAAGTGGGTATTGGCCTTGGCGACAATTTAACACTGGCCAAAAGAATTAGGGATTTATACAATAGGGTAATATTAAATGGCATATACTTTGAGCCTCCAACTGGCCCTGCTGTTTTAGAAAACGCAAGTCCAGAGGGTTTTGTACAAAGTGTAATGTCAATTTCATTTGAAACTTTCGAAAACCTATGACAGAAATTACTGACGAAATGCTTGATATTATTGAGCAAGTAAAGGGTAAACGCAATCCAAACCTTTGGGATTCACGCTGTCAATCCGCACTATTTAGAAAAAAACAGGCAAAAGTAGTAAAAAGCGAGAAAAAAGGATAATATATAATTAAATTTCTTTTTTTGTTATGGCAAACGTTCGTGGAGAAGAAGGAGCAGTACATTTTGACAATGGTTCTGGCTCTGTAAGTGCAGTTGTTGGTACAACAGCTTGGACTTTAGATATGACCAAGGACACACTTGAATGTACAGCCCATGGCGATACCGCTAGAAAATATGTTGGCAGCCTTAAAAGTGCAACTGGTACTGTAGAGGTACAATATACAGAAACAAGTGGTGATGCTGTTGCAGAATTGCTTGCAGATGTAAATACAAGTGAAGACCCAGCAGATGCTTCATTTAACCTATTTTTAAATGAAAGTGGTGCTAAAAAATACTCATTTAACGGTATTGTTACTGGTGTTGGTGCTGCTTCAACAGTTGGCGAGCTAACAACCCAAACTGTCAACTTCCAAGTCTCTGGTCCTATTACCTTTGCAATATAATTAATGGCTGAACAAAGGACTATTGACCTGATTATTGGTGGTTTCGACCTTAATCAAAGACGTAAATTTACACTTAAAAATGCAAACGGCAAGCCATTAGTTGATTTGTATTTTAGACCTATAACAAGGTCAGACAGAACAAGGGTTCAAGCTTTGGCTGGTAGTGATGAAGCTTTAAAAGTATCAACGCAAATGCTTTGCCACATGGCAGAAAAAGAAAACGGAGAAAAAGCGTTTGGTAGTGGCGATGCGGTAAGGCTACAAAGAGAGATACCAGAAAGTGTTTTAAATGAGCTTGAACTGTTTTTATTTAACGTTACAGAAGACGGCATACCTTTAGACGAAGCAAAAAACGATTAAAGGGGGATAGCTGGCTTTATTTTGAGTTTTTCCTAGCAACAGAATTAGGTATGACGGTAAGTAGGTTGCGACAAGAGCTTACACAAGCCGAGTTTTTATATTGGGCTGCCTATTATGAGGTAAAAGGGGAACGTGAAAAAGAAGAATTAGATAAAATTAAGAATTAAGTGTAAACTATTAAAAAAACCAATTTATGGCTTTTGCAAGTGTTGTTATTGATGTCGTTGATAAGGCAAGTAATAAGCTTAAAGCTATTAACAACCAAGCAAATAAAGCTGCACGTGACTTTAGTAAGTTAGATAAAAGGGCTGGTGGTATAACTAAATCATTTAACAGGTTAGGTAAAGTTGTTGCATCTGTTGGTTTATTGGAAATTGGAAGGCGTTCAATTAATACTGCTGCTAATTTTCAAAAGTTAGAGTTAAGACTTAAATTATTAACTGAGGCAACAGGCGAGTTTGGTGAGGCACAAAAAATTGCAACAAGGGGGCAAAAATTATTTGGTATGAGTGCAACAGAAGCACTTGATGGCGTAACTAATATAACTGCAAGATTAAAACCTTTGGGTGTAAGTTTAGCCGATATAGAAACTACATTTATAGGCTTTAACACTGCAGCAAAACTTGGTGGTGCATCTGCACAAGAAGCATCAAATGCGTTTAGGCAGTTAGCACAAGCACTTGGTTCTGGGCGTTTAGCTGGTGATGAATTTAGAAGTGTTTCTGAGCAAGTACCATTAATTTTAAAACCACTTGCTGAAGAGTTAAACGTTTCAACTGGTGAACTTAAAGAGCTTGCTGCACAAGGCAAACTTACAAGTGAAGTTGTTATTCGTGCATTAAGAAAACTTGGGGCAAGTGGTGCTGAAGATCTTAAAAAAATATTAGAAAACGACCCAACGCAAGTATTTAAAAATTTACAAAATGAGGTTGAAAACTTACAAATTGCAGTTGGCTCTGCATTGTTGCCTGCAGCGAAAGCGTTAACTGAAGTTTTAACCATCACTGCACAAGTATTGAGTTTCTTACCACCAGAGTTTGTTTCTGTTGCTGCTGGTATTACTGCTGTGATTGCTGGTGCAACCTTGTTAATGCCAATATTAAAGTCAATGTCTGTTACTGTTGCTGTTTTAACTAAAAAATTTGTAATACTAAAAGCAATTTTGGCTGGCCCTGTAGTTGCAGCTTTTGCTGCTGTTGGTTTAGGAATAGCTGGAATAATTAATTATTATAAAGATCAAAATAGAGAGTTAAAACAACTGCAAGATACTATAAACAATGGTTCTGCAGAGCAAGCACAAAGTTTGATTGAAATAAAGCAAAAAGAGTTGGAAGCTGCAGAGGCAAGGTTAGAAAATGCAAAGCGTGGTAAAAGTTTAATTTATCAAAATATTGATGACCTAAAAAAACAAATAGAACAGTTAGAAAAACGTAACGAGTCCATGAAACAATTAAATGACATAATGGAAAAAAATAAAACTTATAAAGTTGGGGAATACACTTATGACACTGCAAGCGGTCGAGCAATTTCTGGACCTGACATAAAACAAGAGGAACGCAAATTTAAAGCTGGGTCAACTGATGAAAAAGAGGCCCAAAAATTAAAACTTTTAAAGCAAAGAATACAAGTAAAACAATTAGAAAATGATATTGACAGGCAATTATTGGAACGGCAGTTTGAATTTCAAAACAAAATGGAAGAGGTTATGGGTATTGAAGACGAGGGTTTGCGTTTAGATCGTGCTAGGGCTGAATTAAAAGATTACCAAATTGACAGGCAAGAAATATTAAACCAAAAAGTAAAAGATCAGGTAAATATTGCAAAAGAGCTTGGCGATACTTTGGAGCAAGGTTTGGTTGAAAATATAAAAGGTGCAATAAATGGCACACAAAGTTTTGGGCAGGCCATGAGTAATGTTTTAAATAGTCTCAAAAATAAATTAATGGATAGAGCATTATCTAATTTATTTGGTGGTATTGGTGATGCAGTATTTGGTGATGGTGGAAAAAATAAAGGTATTTTAGGTGGTTTGCTTGGTGGCATTTTTGGTAAAAAAGCACAAGGAGGGCCAGTTACAGGTGGTAGGTCATATATTGTTGGAGAACGTGGTCCAGAAGTTTTCACACCAAGGGGGTCTGGTAACATTACACCAAATAACCAGCTTGGCGGTTCAGTAAATATAAATGTAAACGTAGACGCAAGCGGTAGTGAGGTTCAAGGTAGTGATAGTAAAGGCAACGAACTTGGCCAACAAATTGCTGGTGCTATACAATCTGAAATAATAAAACAAAAAAGAGCAGGGGGCTTATTAGCAAATTAAATGGCTGTATTTCCTTCAATAAAACCTATTTATGGTGAGCAAATTACTGTAAACCAAGATGCTCGTACAGTAAAACTTGGTGATGGATATGAACAGCGTTTTATAAATGGTTTGCCTGCTAATAAAAGACTTTTAACTATACAAGCAAAGTTTGAGTTATCACAAACCGATGCAAATACTATAAATACATTTTTAGATGCACGTTTTGATGCTGGTATGGAAGCTTTTGACTATACACCTTCAAATAGGTCAACAATAAAAGTAAAGTGTGTAAGGCGTTCTGAATCAATACCATATTTAAACAGGGTAAGTTTAAACCTTACACTTGAGCAAGTGGCTGAACCATAATGGCAATACCTGTATCTGAATTACAAAAATTAAACCCAAGTGCAAGGATTGAACTTTTTGTATTGGAATTGGTTGAGGGTTTGCATTATGCAACAGGCAACCCATCAAATGTACCCACTATATATAGGTTTCACTCTGGTACAAATATGAATACAAATGCAAATATTATTTGGCAAGGAAATACATACCAACGTTTTCCAATTACTTTTGAAGGTGCTGAATTTACAGGTAGAGGCCAAGTACCAAGACCAGTTTTAACTGTCGCAAACCTTGGTGGTATTTCAAGGAGTGGTTCTGTTATTACTGTTACTGATTTAATGATTATTGTTAATTTAACAACGCCACATAATGATTTGGCAGATGCCAAGCTGACCCGAATAACAACGCTTGCAAGCGAGCTTGATGCAGCAAATTTTCCAAGTAATAATAATCCTTTTGGTACTCCCTCATCAAATGAATTACCACAAGAAATATTTTTCATTGATAGAAAAACAACCGAATCAAGGGATATTGTACAGTTTGAGCTTGTGGGGGCATTAGATCAGGCAAATAAAAAATTACCAGCAAGGCAAGTTACAAGAAAAGATTTTGCTGGTGTTGGTACATTTATTAATACATAATGAATTACCCTTGGAAACAAGACGCAATAAACCATGCAAAAAAATGTGACCCAGAGGAATCTTGTGGCATTGTTGCTATAAAAAACAAAAAACAAAAATATTACCCTTGCAGAAATATTTCAAATGAATTTAAAGTAAATTCGTTTGTAATAAACCCACTTGATTATGCAGCAGTTGAAGATGCAACAGATGAAATTATTGGTATAGTACATAGCCATCCACAAAATATTTTAGAGTTTTCTGCTGCTGATAAATATAGCTGTAAAGCAATAAATTTAATTTTTTATCTTGTCTCTCCAAAATCAGATAAAATATCTGTAATGACCCCTGATGAAATAGATGCTTAAAAAAATAAAAGTTTACGGTACTTTAAGAAAATTTTTAGGTCAATCTGAATTTGATGTGGATTTAAATACCCCTAGAGAAGCAATAAGCTTTTTGGTTTGTAATTTTAAGGGTATTGAGGAGCACATGGCAGAACAGTTTTATACAATACAAGTTGGAGCAAAAGTTATTACAGAGGATTTATTAAACTTAAATACACAAGATGATATAAAAATAATACCAGTTGTACATGGTAATTTTTTCCCAATTTTACTTGGTGCTGGCGCATTGTTTGGTGCAAGTGCAATTACTGCTGGTACTTTTTTAGGTAGTACATTGCTTGTAAACGCTTTAACCGCCGTTGGTACAAGTATGCTCATTGATGGGGTAACGCAAATGCTTTCACCACAACAAAATAACCTTTCACCGACAGGTCAAGATGCATTAGACCCTGCAGCTTTAGCAAGTAACTATTCATTTACAGGACTAACCAATATTTCGAGGGCTGGTATTCCAGTTAATTTAGTTTATGGAGAAATTGTTGTTGGTTCTATTGTGGTTTCAAATGGGGTTGATACTGTACAAGTGGAGGGTAATAATTAATGGCTATACAAGAATTTGACCAGACAACAGTTTTTAATAATCCAGACTTACCAAGTGGTGCATTATCTTCAAAACAATTTAATACTATCGTTGAATTACTTGGCGAGGGAGAGATAGAAGGGTCAGCAACAGCGTCAAAAGCTGGCATTACAGATAAAACATCAACTGCATATTTCAACGCATTTAAGAAGGATATTTTTCTCAACGGTACACAAGTTTTACAAGAGGCTGCAAGTAATACAGCACCACAAGACAGTGATTTTAATTTTAAGGATGTTGGCTTTGATTTTAGAGTTGGCACATCAAGCCAAACATTTATTGACGGTATATCAAATATAGAAACTGAAACTATTATTGGTACGACAGTGACCACTGCAACACCTGTAACACATACCGTTAGCCAATCAAATATTAATGCGGTAAGGGTAACGTTAAGGTTTCCATCAATGCAAAAATTTGAAGATAATGGCGATATTAATGGCGTAGAGGTTAATTTATTAATAAAAACAATAGAAAATGATGGCACAACAACCACTGTCATAAATGACACAGTGGAAGGTCGGTCAACAAATGCGTATTTTAGGGATTATTTAGTAAAGCTTAGTTCAACAACGTCTTTCCCTGTAGCAATAAGGGTTGAAAGAGTAACAGCAGACAGTACAGATGCAAAATTAATAAATGCTTTTCAATTTAATGCAGCGACTAATATTATTTTTGAACAAAACGCATACCCCGATACCGCACACGTTGCATTAAGGTTTAATGCAGAACAGTTCCCAAGAATACCAAAAAGGGTTTTTCGTATAAGAGGCCGTAAAGTAAAAATACCTCATAATGCAACTGTTAACTTACAAACAGGTGCAATAACTTACTCAAATACTTTTAATGGGAGTTTTAAAGCCAATAAAGAGTGGACTACAGACCCAGCTTGGATTCTTTACGACTTGCTTATAGACACAAGGGCGGGCTGTGGTATTCCAGAGGCCAATTTAGATAAGTTTAGTTTTAAAACAGTAAGTGAATACTGCGGTGAATCTGTTGATGCTGGTAATGGTGATGGTAGTACTGAACCAAGGTTCAGTTGTAATGTAAATATCACTCAGCAACAAGAGGCATACACATTAATTAATTCACTTTGTTCTGTTATGCGTGTAATGCCTTTTTATTCGGCAGGCGGTATTGCAATATCCCAAGACGCACCAAAAACAACTTCATACCTCTTTACAAATGCAAATGTCACTGAACAAGGGTTTGTATATGCTGGTTCAAGTTTAAAAACTCGACATACGGTTATAAACGTAAGTTATTTTGACATGACAACGCAAGAGGTTGATATCGAAACTGTTGAGGCTGACGCAGCTACACAAACAAAATACGGTGTTGTTGTTAAAAATATAAAAGCTTTTGCTACAACAAGCCGTAATCAAGCCAGAAGACTAGGCCGTTGGTTTTTATACAATGAGCAAAATGCTGGCGAAAGTTGCTCTTTTGCAACAACTGCTGCTGCTGGTGTGCTTGTGCGTTGTGGTGATGTAATAGAAATATCTGACAGGCTTAAAGCTGGGGTAAGGCGTGGAGGATTACTTAAAAGCGTGACAAACACTACAACAGTGGTACTTGATGATACAAACAATACTGACATACCAAGTTTGGGGGATAATCCAACACTGTCTGTAATTTTGCCTGATGGAACTTTACAAGAAAGAACAATAAGTGGTATTTCGGGTGCAACAATAACTGTTTCATCTGCATTTACTACAGCACCAAACCAGCACGCCCCATATATTTTAGAAACACCATCATTACAAACAACGACTTGGCGTGTAATAAGCGTAAAAGAAAACGAGGATAAAACTTTTACAATAACTGCCCTGTCACACAATTCTGGCAAATACGCTTTTGTGGAAGATGGTTCAGCACTGCCAACAAGAAATATAACAACGCTTACTGAAGTAAAAGGCCCACCAGAGGGTTTGACTGCAACAGAAAAAATTGTAATTATTAATGGTACTGCTGTTCCAAAAATAATACTTGATTGGCAACCACAAGCTGGGATTTCAAAATACCAAGTACAGTACAGAGCAAATAATGGTGATTTTAAAACTATTGAAAGTCCGTCAAGTAACGCTGAAATATTTAATACTGATGTTGGTACTTATGAATTTAGGGTATTTAGTTTTAATGCACTAGGACAACCATCAAGGGAAGCAGCAGAGTTGACATTTGAAGCTGTTGGTAAAACAGCACCCCCAGCAAATATTACTGGCCTTACTTATGAACCTTTAACAGATAAGCTTGCAAGGCTTAGATGGAACCCACCAACAGAGGCAGACGTAATTGCGGGAGGAAAAATTTTTATTAGGCATACCCCAGATACTACAGGAAACGGCACTTTTTCAAATGCAACTGACCTTGTTACTGCTGTTTCTGGCAATACAAGTTCTGCTGAAATACCA